AGTGGTGGTTGATGCAGGAATCCCCCTGCTTTAGCTGTGGGGAGAATGTCAATTTCGCAATCCTCAATTTTTTGGGGCTGAAGCAAACGGAATTCGAAATCCGGCAGCTGGATAGCACGGCAAGAATCCTGACAACTCATGCGGAAGCGGTACAGGCAGCACAAGAACAGCCAACGCTGAACGCGGCGGCCGCCGCCGCTCTAACGAGAGCCGATACCCAAATCGCGATTGCTTCGTTCTCAAATGAGAATGTAGCGGGGGAAGCAAAACGACTCGCGTCTCTCTGCAACGCAAACATCAAAGAGAAGTCCATTACGGCATCGGTGTCGAATGACGCGGTTCTGGAAGAGATGGCGAGAAGACCGAATATGTATGGGCGGCTCGTGATTCCTTCCGTGGGAGTCAATGTGGCGTTGTTTGCAGTCGTTAGCCAGGCAGCAGCGGATGCACAGGACAGCGCTGCATATTTTCCGTTCAAAAACTATATGCTGGTTGCGGACCACTGGAATCAGGGGTTCTGGAAAATCAAGCGTTGCTCGGTTGGAACGAAAGCTTATATTTATCGCGGAACTTCGATACAAACGCTTACATGTACCGGCATCTGTCGCGGCGTGAACGCTGGTTATGATTTGCTGTATGAGGATGGGTCGAGCGCTACGACAGGCAGCGGAACCATCATGTATACCTGCAACGGTTCGAATTATCACGATATCACATTGACTTTTTGGAGCTGAGTTTTATGCAGAAGAATAATAAAAAGATGACATGCCTTGCGGCGATTCTCATGGCAGCACTTGCTGCATTGCTGATTTTCGCTATCGTTGACGCGAACCGCATCAATCGTAGTCTTTCTGAGCTGCAGCAAACGGTGAATTATGAAGAGCGGCTGGAACCTTTGCTGTTCTATGGCGCAACCGCTGAAACTGCCGAGACGGCTGCAACAGCCGAAACCGCAAAGACTCTGGAGCCGGAGCTGAACTTCACCGTGACGAAAAGCGGCATTGTTCCAGATGACGGCTCCTATGTTCCGGTCACGCTGGGCGACGTGACTGTCTGCATTCCTGTCGCCGCTGCCGGGCAGGGCGGATGCACGGTGACCTATTGCTCCGGTAATTCCACTGCCGCAATCGGGGATTACAAAATTGCGTTGGTGGAAGGGAATACGGAAGACTCCGTTGTGACTTTCCAAAACGACGACAAGGAAATCCTGTCGGGGACAAGGACGATGGGAGAAGGATTGACTTTGACCGTTGCTGCTGAAGCCGAGGAAGGTCAGGAGACGGAACAAGAGGCAGTGATTGAAAAGCTGCTTGCTGATGCAGTAATCACCGATACAGCTCCTGCGACAACCGTGTTTGGAGAAACCGTAAAAGACGATGTTGTAATCGAAGTGGACGATGGCTATTTGCAGCTGCAGCTGAATGACAACACCGTTTTGGTATCGACTTTTTCTTTCAATTATGACAAAAACGTATTCTCTAAAACTCTGAATCTTCCCGGTGGACTCACCGTTCGATACGGGAACGTGCAGGACAAAGAGACCGGGTATATCCCGTTTGTCTCTACGGTAAATAACCGCAATATCAAAATTCTTGCAACCAGTGTAGAAGCGCTGCAGGGATTCTTCCAGGGTTAATACGTTCTGAACCAATCTTACATTGAGCCATCTGCCTATTTCGGGTGGGTGGCTTTTGTTTTGGGACAATGCTTGCCAGTTCTTGCGATGTTCGTATCATTAGAAACTGAATCAGTATTTTTTGCGGGGAATCGGGTGAGGAGAACCATGAAAAACAACGGAGAAAAGCTTGAAGGGCTGATGATTGCGGCGATGCTGCTGATTTTTGTCACAAGCATCTGGGCGTTCAGGGACGCTCAAAGAATGCACGAAAAGTTGGCGGAGAAGGTACAGCAGACGCCGGAAACGGCTGAATTTGCAGAGTTTGTATCTCATTTATTGCCAGCAACGCCGGAAACGGCAGAACTCACTCCATTTGATGCAAGTGACCCGCACATGAATTTTGTTGCAAGCAAAGAAAGACTCAAATTGACTCTCAATTCCTGTGTGCCGCTCTCTTTGGATGATACAACGGTCTGCATTCCGATACAGAGCATCGGTGAAAGGAGCCTGGTATCGTATCAGACGCAAGACCATACGGCCTGCGTTGGGGCCTATCATATGACTCTTGTGAATGGGCACAAGGAAGAAGGCGTCAACTTTCTTCTGATAAATGATTCCGCCTTGATATCCGGAACAAGGAACATCAATGAGGATACCAGCCTTGTCGTCACGGCACTTGTCAAGGTGAATGAAGAACAGCAGCAAACCAAAGTGATACAACAGCTTTTGGATGGAGCGGTTCTTTGCGATGTCGCACCGACCATCACAATCTTTGGCGTTCCAGTTAAGAACAATTCGATGATTGAAGTGGATAACGCTCTTGGCAAAATCGAAACGAATCAGGGCAGGGTATTTATCACAAGCTCGGCCACTATCAAGGAATCCAAGCCTCTCGATGAATCTGTGGTTCTGCCATCCGGCATTGAAGCCAAATACAACAGCACTGCCCGAACCGGGTCTGGGGATATTGTTTTCGTGATTGAGCAGGATGGCTGCAGATATTATCTGCTGGCTCCGAGCGTGGAGCAGCTGCTCGGCGTGTTTGACGATTCCGAATCTAATTAGGGCTTTTCTTGTTGCAGCGCCTTGCGGAACAAGTACAATAATAGTTGTACGATAGATAACAGCCTTTTGGCCCAATGCGTACAATTCATATTCTGCAGCTAAATTAGCAGACTCACCAATTCGGTGGGCCTGCTTTTTTATTTGCAAGAAAGGAGTGCCGACAGCTTTCTATTAACCATTTCCGAAAAAACAAATATCAATCAAGAGAAAGGAAAAATTGTATGTTTAACGCAACCTGCCTAATCAAGACCGATATCGATACCGTGAACAAATGTATGGGGCAAAATCCCTACAATCCTGAAACTTTTCTTCAGAACTTTGCGTCTCGTCTGACATCTTTCGACGACCCTCTCCTCAATATTTACCCAACATCCGAGATTGCAGGAAACATCGAAGACGAGGATGTTATCCTGGGCCTTCGCGAACCGCAAAAACTCATTGAATGGGCGAAAACCATGAAGGAACGTGCGCAGTGTATGGCAATGGCTGAGTTCAGTGCAGCATTGCAGAAGCATAAAGCAGAAGGCATCAATATCACAAAGCCGATGTATACCTGCCTGCGCTCCATTGAAATGGATTCCAACGAATCTTATCTTCTTCGCTACGCCGCTGAACTGCTCGACAACCATCCAAACCCGGAATGCGGTGAGCTGTTTTATGACGGCGACTCCTGGAAGTGTTTCCCAAACGGTTTTCAGCTGAAAGACATCGAAGCTCATGCTGAGGACTACATCATCATTCCGGGGCTGTTCTATGACGACTGATTGAAAACGAAAGGGATTTTATGGACTGGAAATTTATCATGTGTCTGCTCGTTATGTGCTCCACCACCATCTGGAAGCTTCTGGAAATCCTCACCTACGGTGAGATTCAGGTCCGGCAGGTGGATGATGTCATGACGTTGTATATGGCTTTCACCATCTATGCTGCCTATAAGGCTGGCATGGCAGTACAGGCTAAAAGGCAGAAGCAAACCGAAGAAAAAATCGCAACCACCTCTGATAAGCAAAAAGGAGAATGACTCTATGTATCAGCTGCAAAACATCGATTATCTGTACCGTATCTCGACTATGACCGGCCTGTCTAAGCTCGTCACCATTCAGGCAGACAGAAACCTCCATGACCTGAACGATAAGCATTTTGTGATGCTGAATCTGTGCCGGGCAATCGTGAATTTTGCCAATGAAGGGCACGTGATTTCAGCTGTGTATGAACTGGAACCAGATGGGACCTCCAAGCGGGTTGCCTATCGCGGATTGCCGGAATACCAGGAAGCACTCAAAGACCCTGAACCGGATGTGATTGTTGCGAAATTTGCAACGAACTTTTCGTCCGGCGCTTCGTTCGCTTCACAATGCCGCGTGAATCAAAAGAGCCGTGAAGTGTTCGACATTGAGGCTTCCGGGACTCCTTCTGATAATGATGATATTTCTGAACGCCTTGTTTCGCTGGATGACGGCAAACACTGGCATCAGGTTCACTGCATTGATGATATCCTCGATGAATACGACGATGATATTGACAATGCTTTGGATGCTCTGTATTCCATCGAAGCTCACGGTGATATCGACGGGGACTACTGGTGTACTACCACCGATAAAGACCTGAACCGGACCATTCGTGAATGCCGCACCGAAATTCTCGTTGATGCGCTGCTTGCTCGCGGCTCTGAGGCGGTAGAAGAATTTCTCGGTTATCCCGTGAATATGTCGGAAGCCGAATGCGTGCTCGAAGAATACCTGAATAACCTGTCCGATGAGGATTTGGCAAACGCCTTCTTCGAAACTCTTTGAGTTACCACACTTGCGCAGATGTGCGAACAGGATATTATAAAAATTGTACGATAGATACCATCTACTAGGCGCGTTTTGCGTTCGTACAATTCATAATTTCGCTTGAAGGCGGACTTCCCATACCGGGAGGCCCGCCTTTTTGCATCAAAAATTACAGGAGGTAAATACCATGTTCAACATTATGAATCTCAACAACATCGAAAACATTTTCTACTGGACCGACAATAACGGTGCTGTTTATCTTCCCGGAGATACTGCCCTAACGTATCGGACCAAATCGGACCTTCCTCGGTTCGTGGCTGCCGTTTACAGTGCGCTGAACACCGATAGTGGTGTTTCAGAACGTGTTGTCACCCTGAACGGCCACTGCGGTTTGCTGTTGGATGTACTCTACGATAAGGACTGGGTATCGGAGATTTTCTCTAATCTCAACTGTGAGATTCCAGACGAAATCATCATGAACCTATTCGGCGCTGCCTTGCCGTGTCTGGCACAGATAATGTGGAATGATATCCATGCCTCACTTAACAAGACGGAACATTGTTCGAACTGCCCCGACCTCAGAATTTTGGTTGGCCAAAATACAGATAAGGATGGTCATGAGCTTTGTTTCTTCATTCCCTTTGGCGGCACAGAGTTTGACCATGATGAACGAATCAGGTGCGCACATGCGGCTCGCGTTGTAGAGAATTATCTAGACAATGTGGCTTATGGCAAAAAGGTAGAAACATATATTCGTGGACTCGTTGAAGCTGCCAGTATTGACGGCACTATTTCTGAAAGCAACACGGAGGTGTGAGCTATGCTTATCAAGAATATCAAGTGGGATACGGACGGCGACATGGAGGCTCTTGCCTCCTTACCAATAAAAAGGGTGCCGTAAATGTAGAGTTCAAAGTACCTGCAAAAAATGGTCAAAAATCTGCAAGCCTTAAAAAGCTTAAAATCGTAAAGCCGACAGATTCCATGCATTCTGCATGGGAAAAAATATCTTAATCATTTAAAGAAAGGAGTAGCAGGGTATTTGTGCTAACTGAGTACACTTCAAATTGCCTCTTGGTTAGCGCATTCCTCACCGCCTAAGTCGCAAGCGACTATAGACGGTGTACCCTGCGCACATAATTTGATGAAATGGAATGTATTTTGTAACGAAAACACTCCTTATCGTATTTATTATCGTCAAATTGAGATTGATGGATATGAGATGTATGTCATGTTTCCATTGCCAATGACTGGCATGGAATGTGGCTGGGCAGTATCGCATGGCGCAACTACGGCAGCTACCATTCAGGAAGCGGTTCAAAAGTTTTATCCCTTCATGATAGAGTATATCTGCGATAAAGAGGATTCCGACAACGATACGCAACAATACATTCTCAAAAACCTCAATTCTCTTGGCAACTCTGTGGATTTTTGGGGCAGGAAAAATGACCGTCAACATGTTATTGACGGCATGAGCACAACGCAGAAATCGCAGCTTTTATGCTATATTCTGCGAAATCATGAAGCCTTTGGCAAGATGACTTGCCGTGACTGGAAAAATTGGCTGCTGGATGACGCTGAACCTCAGTTTGGTATCTGGTTTTGATGGCATTAAAAACGGCAGGCAACATCCCGGCCCTGAACAACAAGAAGGACAAGAGTGCTTCGTTTCCGGTCGTCGTGCATCGGGAAGTTTTACCCTCAAAAAGCTAGACGGCACGCGTATTTCCAAAGGTGTAACATTTAAAAAATTGCGGCTATTAGAGCCTGCAACAAATTATCTAATAGAAAGGATGTGAACGGGCAATTCCTCCCACGACTAAAGTCGCGGGTCTCCTTGCCCTGATTTATGAAAGCTGAAATTAAATTTGCAAACACAAACAATGGACCCAAAGCCTTTGTCAAGACTTTTGACGATGATTGGACTCCTATGAGCACGCCGCTCAAGGCATACAAAAAAGACATGCGCAGTATCAAGCCTGCAGGTAACTACGAAGAAGGAAAGGACTACATGGTAGCCGTCAGCCCTTGGGTTCTTGAAGCATTTCTGAAAGCCAATCGGATTGATTATGTTCAGCTGATTCGCGGTCAGGACCTCAAGAATCCGCCCGTTGGCAGCATTCGGTATGCGAACGAGAAGGGAGTCGTCTGGTACGAGTATTCTTCCGCAACCACCACACGCCGCTGCACGGACTTGTCCCGCGCAAAAAGCTTTGTTCAGGAATGGGTCAATCTTGATTGTCCTACACTCAAACGCTTTAGCACGAATCAGAAAGTGCTTTCCGTGAACGGCTTTGGCGCTGCGGTTCCGCTGTTTGAAAGCCCGCTGGTCGATACCTCCTATGTCGATACTGTCATCGCAGACGATATTGAAGACAAGGAAATCGAAGGACTACGCAAGCATCTGAACCCGGATGGCGTAATCTCGCAGCTGCTGAACAATGTTCAGAAAGCGAGAGCCGAGAAGGGAATCGATGAAGTGGAAAGCCGCGTCAAGCAGGTCGAAACCCAGATTCGCCTTTTCCTGCGCACTCCGGAAATCGAAAACGAAATCAAAGACATCGAAACTGCTCATCTCAATGAGGAGGGCAGCTTTGACTGTGGTTTCATTTTCTGGTATCCGAAAGCTGATTCTCAGCTCGAAAAGGACATGAGCCTGCTGGTCGGTGCCAACAGGCGCAAGCTGAGCTGGCTCGATATTGCGGTTCCGACTTTCAGCCAGAGCATCAATGTTCAGAGATATGGTGCAGAACTTATCAAGAAACTCGTAAAAGAGCGTCTTGGCATTGAACTCTATTATCGTTCGGAGCTCGACTAATATGCCTGACATGAGAATTTCATTGATGAAAGGGGAGACAATCCCCAGAGATATCAAGGGCCGCAGAATCATTTGCTGCTTTTGCAATGACAAGGGGACTTGGGATACCAAGACTCTTGAGAAATTTGCAAAGAGATTCCCGGAAGCAAAAGAGTGGTACTTACATAAGCTGCCAGAACAGCTTCGGTATCCCGGTCAGGTTCTATTCTGTCCGGGCAATAACGAGAACACGATTGTGGCAATTATGATTTGCAGTACTGAAACCGCCGACAAGTACGGCTCGAAAATTCAGTTCCCGTATCTGTACGGGTGTCTCTTGCAGGCGATGGTCAAGGCCAAACAAGCTGAGGCTTCCGTCATCGTATCAAAGCTCGGAACCGATATGGTCGAATGGCAGTGGAGAAAACTTATTTGGATTCTGAACCATGCGGCGGAAATGAATGAAGGGGTAACGGCAATCGCAGTTTCACCCTATGATTTGTCTGATGTGTTCGTTGAACCCAAAAAGAAGAAGTCCACTTCCAGAAAGACGAAAGCCAAAAAAGATTTGGAGGATTCCGAAGAAAACGATAGCGAAAAGGACAACTGGGATGGTCCGCAAGAAAATGGCAGAGACCAACAGCTCAGCATGCCTGATGAAAAAGAAGACAAGAAATATAGTAAATACGATAATTTGCGCTAACTTACGAGCTCCTGCTGTGGTGCGGGGGCTCTTTTTTTATTCGAGGCGTACAACAAGGTAAACTCGATTAAAGGCGTTGAGTCGGATAAGAGCGCTACTTATACCGCAATTACGGATGCAAATGTCTATGCAACGACCATTAACGGAAAGCCTCTGTGCTCGAATTGTCTGAGTACGATGGGCGCTGCTACTTCTACAGGTAAAGGATTGCCGAAAACGGCTTCCACTCAGCTGCTTGCGAGCGCAACGGCGGTCTATACGATTACGGTTCCCGAAACTGTTAAGCTGACAGGCGTTGACAGTGGCCCTGGCTCATATACGGCTGACATCACCATGACTTTGAAAGGTGATGTCGAGGAGAATGCGGTGATTGTGGTATCTGTGGACGGTGGAACCATGACCAACACTGCGGGCAAAACCGCTGCTGTCACAGTATCCAATCAGACCAAAAGTAAATGGTCCCGCGCAGACTTGCTGAACGATGGAACGAGCGCAACTTGCAAAGTCTCTGCGGAGCTTGACCCCGGACACTGGACCGGCACAGCAACGTTCAGCTGTGAGAAAACGTATAAATAATTTTTTTGGGAAAGGAGGAGAATGTATGCGCTTGAAATCTATTATAGCAAGTGCATTTACCGCGCTGATGGTTGCCTGTCCTGTATTGGCGTTCTCTGAATCTGCTGATTTCGACGACTCTGTGCCCGATACAGATGAGACGATGACGATAGATACGCCTGCCTCGAATGCTGATTCTAACGATGTTGCCTGGCTAAGTGCTTCCAAAGATACAGCAACACAGGTCACAGCAGAAGTGGACAGCTTTTATACATTGACCGTTCCGGAAGAAATCACGCTGAGCGGTACTGATGGCACAGGAATCAAGACAGGCACGATTTCGGTGACTTTAACTGGCGACATCCCTCTCAAGGGAACTGTTCAAGTCAAAACCACTGCTACGCCTCTGCAGGCGAAAGGCTCTGTAGATGTGCCTATGACCATCGCAACACCAAAGGTTGAGTCAACAACCCCGCCTAAACCGGTTCGCCGGTTATAGACGGGGCTTGCGGGGCAACCCGTAAGCCCGGTTGATTAGCCTCGGTGAACGGCAACTTCGGTTGCTGCGAACTCCGTTATGCATTTGATGAGCAATCATCTTCATAATATAGGCACCCCGATATGCTCCACAAGTGTCGGGCTCTGCGGGCAGTGTATGTATCAATGGCGTAAGCCGTTGATATGTATTACGTTAAAAATCTCTAAGGGTAGGAGATGTGCGGCTGCCATGCCGAAAGGCTAAAACAGTGCATAACATTGGCGAAGTGGACCACAGGGCGCAAGCCCTGACTTATAGTTTCATTACTATTTAACGAAAGGAGTATCTTGCATGAGCACTTGCGTTTGTGTTCTCAGCAACAGTGGTGAACGCTTAATGCCTACCTTCCGTCTTGGCAAGGTACGCCATCTTCTGAAAGACGGAAAGGCTAAAATCGTTAAGCATCACCCTTTTACCATCCAGCTGCTGTATGACAGCAAAACAAACACACAACCCATCGAAATCTGCGAGGATGTGGGCTACAACTACATCGGCATCAGTGTGAAAAGTCAATCTCACGAGTATGTATCTGCGCAGTATGATACATTACAGGATGAGAAAGCCTGCCACGACAGTTGTCGTAAGTATCGCCGTACACGCAGAAACAGACTGCGTTACCGTAAACCGCGTTTCGATAACCGCAAGCGCAGCGAGGGTTGGCTTGCTCCTTCTTTGAGGCATAAGAAAGAACTCAATGTCAACGTTGTCAAGATGTATTGTGCAGTAATGCCCATTACTCATGCAACGGTTGAGGTTGGCTCTTTCGATACGATGCTTGTAAAAGCAATTCAGGAGGGAAAAGCCATTCCGGAAGGAGCGGACTACCAGAAAGGCCCGCGCTACAATTTGGCAACCTTGCGGGAAGCGGTATTTTACCGCGATAACTATGTCTGTAAGGTTTGTGGGCGTAAAGCTACCGAAGGTGCGATTTTACACGTGCATCACATGTTTTATTGGAAAGGTCGCCATGGCAATAGTCTCAGCGAGCTTATAACAGTATGCGAGAAGTGCCATACACCAGCTAACCATCAAAAAGGTGGTAAGCTTTATGGCTTCGGAGAAAATGTAAAGTTTGCCGACCTTTCCGGTGCGGCTTTTATGAACACCGTTAGGTGGCAAATTGTCAATGAACTCTATGCTGCTTTTGGAAAAGATTTTGTCACCGTCACTTATGGCGCAATGACAAAAGAAAAGCGTATCGCGCTTCATCTTGAAAAGAGTCATAATAATGATGCGTATGCAATGGGGAATTGTCACCCGGCACACCGTTGCGAGTTTGGACATTACCAAAAACGATGCAGAAACAATCGTGTGCTGGAAAAATTCTACGATGCCACTTATATCGACACCCGCACCGGTGACAAAGCAAAAGGTAAAGAACTTTTTAACGGCAGAATTAGCCGTAATCACAAAAAGGATTCTGAAGACCTGCACAAGTACCGCAGCAAAAAGGTGTCGAAGGGGCGTCGCTCTATAAGAAGACAGCGCTATGCAATTCAGCCATACGACACTGTGCGTCTCGAAAGTAAATCATACATTACAAGCGGGTGCCATAACAAAGGCACAAGACTTTTGATTCCTGCTAATGGGAAAAGTAAGTCCGTAGCAATTTCCAAAGTTCAAGTTGTTTGCCATGCGGGAGCATGGATACAAATCATTTAAATGTTGAAAGGAGGTAAGCAGGAAATGCTGTATCTTAGTCTTTTCTAAGAAACGCATTCCTCCCCACCTAAGCCTTACGGCTATAGATAGGGTGTCCTGCTCCATAATTATGAAGCACAAAATCTCGGAAACCGGCGCTCGGATGCTTAAATATCAAGAGCAGCTTGCCGACGAATACAAGTACAAGCCTATTCCGCGTACCTTTTTCAAGGATGTGCGAGCAGAGTTCAAAGAAGCTCTGCCAGAATGGTGCAACGTATCCGGTGGTACGACCAAACTCGAAACCAGTAACGGCACAGTCATTACCAGCGGGTACAACCGTATCGTGATTGGCGACTACGGCGCATTCGTTGAGTTTTCGCGTGCCCAAGCAAATGCACGTCATTTGAAAATCAAAGAGGGGCAGAGCTATCGTATCGAAGACCCGCGCTATGCTGAGCACGTCAAGTATCTTTGGCTCACGGCGGACGATGACTCAGACGTGAAAGTATACGACCAAAAGCGCTCGGTTGAGTACGCTGACTACAAGCCGGGGATGCTGTATGTCAGCGTGTACGAGGTGTTTCCGGCAGAAGAAGGTCACTGAAAAGAAAGCCGAACCACGGGACGAATGGGGACAGGGTGATTCCATTGCTGACCTATACGCTAAGAGCGGCGCAGTGGTTTCACAGGTCAGCTCGGCCAAAGATTTGCTGAATTTCCTGCAATCTGCCGGAACCACAAGGCATTTGTGATGCGCTTGCCCCAACCACTAGATATAGTGGTATCTTAATGTTTGTTTACAATTTAGACACTATATATTGTGTCTTTTCATTGACCGGATACCACATATATGGTATAATACAATTGTTCTCAGGAAGAGGAACGGCTCCTGAGACATCAAGGTTTTCCTTTCCCCAATCTTGGTCGCATGGCTTCATTTGAGCTGACACAGGTGAAGCGTGAAAATCATCCGTTTCATAGTAATATCCTTCCTTTGGCGTGGGTAACTCCGCGCCAGCCGTCCAAGCAAACAGCCTCCACGCGGCGGACGGTGGACAACAGATGTTTCCGTGTTCCGGGCATCTGGCTAATGTTTGTATTTGCTGGTTTAGCTCAGCTGGTAGAGCAACTGATTTGTAATCAGTCGGTCATCGGTTCAAGTCCGATTTCCAGCTCCAGACGCTATCCGTTGGATGTATCGAAGTCACATGATACGATGCTATACACAACATCTGGCGGACAGCATGCCACCCATTAAGACGGCCTCCTCGTGGCGGGTGGCGGACAGCGGCTCTTGCGGCTGCTGACGAATGTCTTAGAAGCATGCAAACGTACGAGCATCCCCGTCAAGTCGGGGCGCATCCAGACGCGACACAGCCGTAAAGGCGAGATTGCTGCGCGGCAACTGGTAAGTTTCGCCGCAGTCTCACACACAGCCCAACGACAACCGTTAACCCGATTTGACAGGGAATCAACGACAGGGCTCAAAATTCGAAGTTGACCAACACCCAAGCGCTTTCTTGGATTCTCGCGTATCGTCAACGATGAGGTTCGCAAGATTGTCAGGTGGTGTGAAGATGACATCCGGGGATGACGACCTACTAAACGGATGTCATGGCGGGGCTAAGTGAGGGTTCACCCGCAATCTTATGCAGGTATCGTATAACGGCTAATACTCCGCCCCTCCAAGGCGGAGACGCGGGTTCGACCCCCGCTACTTGCTCCACACGTCGCAGTCACCGTACGCCACGACGTTAAACTTGGTGAGCATGGTCCACATGTGGTCCGCTGTCGAATTGCTAATGGACAGCCTCAAAACGAATAGGCAAACAGGTGCTGTGCCTGAAAGTATTCGAAAGTCCCGGTGTTAGTCGCGAATAAGACCGGAAAACGGTGAAGAGGGTACAATACAGAATCTATCGGCGTGGCTGCCGAATGGTGCTGGATGCGAGTTGGCTTCTCGCTCAAGGGGTGACCAGCATAAAACACCCTATCGTGCTCGATTAGCTCAGTTGGTAGAGCAGCGCATTCGTAACGCGCAGGTCGGCAGTTCGAACCTGCCATCAAGCCCCATTACCCAATGAAGCGATAATAGAAAGGAGATGAAACTTATGGAACAGGCAATTATCAATGTTGAAGGTACGACTACCATAGAAACCGCTGCAGCAGCCAAAAAGCTGATTGAAATGTTTGGCAATCAGAACGTCCGCGCCATCTCGGTCAATCGTGTAAACGACAAGAGCGACGAGGTCATTGTTGAACTCGATTTCGTTCCCGGTTTGGCACCGCATCTGCACGGCTTCACGCTTCAGGTTAATGGCTTGACTTGCGGTTATGCTGGTACTGGTCCTTCCAATCTGTATGAAGTCCTGCAGGCGGCTGGCGTGAGTGAAGCTCAGGTAGCACGCGAGGACATCACTCAGAAGAGCACAAAAACCATTCCTCTGCGCCTGGAACGCGCCGTGACTCAGTACGGCGACTTCCAGTTTGCGTAACGTTATTTGGCGGGCTTGACCCGCCATCATGGAGGGATAGCTTAGCTGGATAAAGCACCTGCCGCAAAGCAGGGTATCGATGGTTCGAGGCCATCTCCCTTCTCCATCCAGACACCCTTTCGCTTCCTTTCGCCAAAGGTATCTGGGGTATTGTACTGCATTGCGTGTAGTACGGCCAATCAGGCGCGGAACTCCGAAACCATACCACGAAGAATTTTATCCTCTCCGCGCAGCATGGACATGCGATTTTACGGGGATAAATTCAAACCGAAATTGTGTCGAGTGGCGAAGACGGTTGCGACACTGGCGAAGCACATATCTGCTTCGTCAACCATCCATGAGAAAGCCTCCACGCGGCGGATGGTGGGCAACGCAGCAAAGCTGCGGCTGATTTCTTTCAAACCGGTATCTGAATAAATGCAGATAAATAGACGAAAAAATCAAAAAAGCAAAGGAGTACACAGCATGAGTAATCAGAAAATCATCAAAGCAATCGCAGGAGTACACAGCATGAGTAATCAGAAAATCATCAAAGCAATCGCAGGGATTGCAGCAGCCGGTATGATGGCAACTTGTCTGCCTGTCGCAGCATTCGCAGCCACCGGCGACACCTATCATTTCTCTTTCAGCAACGGTTCTTCCCAGGACCTGGCTCCGGGCGGCTCTATGACGTTCCCGGCAAGCCAGTATGACTACGGTTACTGGATTACCCTGCAGGGCCACGGCGGCTACACCTACAACTACTATCCCGGCGACACTCTGCCGTACGATGCAGTTGACCAGTGGTTCACCGCTGACGGCATCACTTCCTGCTATGCGGCCGAAGGTAATCCGCGTTCCATCACCATCAACTATCAGATTGACGGCAACACTGTGCTGACCGAAACTGACACCGCCACTTTCCCCGGCAGCGTTGATGGTCAGAGCGTTGAAGCCTGGACCACCGATTCCGGCGATACTTACACCGCGTCCAGCAAGAGCCTGAACCATGACCGCCTGTTCTACTTCCTGGGCGATGACATTCACGACAATGTCCTGACCCTGAAAGCCACTACTGCATCCACTCCCGATGACGGCAAGGATGACAACAAGGGCGATGACAAGGGCGATGTCACCAACCCCGACGATAAGGGCGACAACAAGGGCGACAATACCGGCGACAGCGGCACCACCACTCCCGATGACAAGGGCGACGTAGTGGCCCCCGATAAGGACAACACTTCTACCGGCTCCAACAAGGGCAACGGCACTACCACCACTACTCCGACCGCTCCTCGCAAGAACGTTGAGGTTTCTGAGCACGGTGAAATTGCCGCCGCTATTGCCAATGGCACCTGGGGCAATGAGTACACCGTCTGCACCAGCTGTGGCTATCACAACTGGACCCGCAAGGGTAACGTTTACGTCTGTGACCATTGTGGTCATGAAGTCCTGACTGTTAAGGGCGCTGATGGCGTCAAGGGCTATGCTGGCACTCTGGCTGGCAACGAGCCCCAGTACGCTTCTACCTCTGAAGCTCAGGCTGCTGCTGAAAAGCGTGAAGCCGCTTATGCCGCTTCCATCGCTGCTCTGCAGGCACAGGTTGCCGCTCGTGAAGCTGCTTATGCCGCTTCCCTGGGCATCCACTAATTTGCCATCCTCTAACTAACGGTAATCGATAGTTTTTTCTCCTTGCTGTGGGGCGGGATTTCGGTCCCGCCCCATCCTTTTATGGTCAGATGTCCGAGTGGTTGATGAAATCGGTCCAGAAAACCGACGATGGGAGACTGTCCGAAGGTTCGAATCCTTCAGCAAGCGCCACTGCCCTCATTCTGTGCGGTATCCGTGCAGGTGAGGGCTTTTTCTTTTGCTTTTCGCTTCGAATTTCGGACTCGAATGGCGTTAATGGTCGGATATTCTTGATTATACATGCCTTTGCTGTATGGCAAAAAGCTCCAAACAGTATTGGTTTTTACACCCAATTCTTCTGCAATTTCAGGAACTGACATACCGTTCGCACGCAGCTTCCCGATTTTTTCTGATGTTTCATCTGACCAGGCCCCGGCCGTAATCAGTATTTTGCGCACTTTCTGCAATGAGATGCCTGCACGTTTGGCAATGGTTCTTCTAGGTATACCTTGCTCATGGAGCCGGAGAACCGTCTGCATTGTCGCGTCCATTTGTCAGTACCTCGCCGTTATCGATTTTTGTATTGCCCTAATTGTTGTACTTTAATCATACAGCAAAGCAACAAAATTGTCCAGGAAGCAAAAGTGCCTTCATTTGCCACTGATTCATCCGTTCGGAACGATATCGAAAATACCTTGATATTATTCCGATGCAATATTCCGATAAGCCGACTTTGTTCCGCAAATTGTGGATTGGATTCCTACCAAAGTTTGAAAGCAGAATGTTTCATCTATAGCTGCAAGGCTTTGGTGAGGACGTTCACAGAATCAGTCCTTGACACCTCCCACGATTGAAATCGTGGGATTCCCCGGCCTTCGTTTGGTAAATCTAACGGCAGGATACTGCTCAAAGGTACAAATCCTTCAGCAAACGTCACAATCTCCAAAGTCAGCGATTGTTCGTAAATTTATGGGGGACTGCTTTCTTGTTTAGCACCACAATTTGTGATATAATAGCGAAAGAAAACAATGAATAATGGAGTGCCATAAAATGCAGAAATACGATTTCATCAAGAAGCAATATACGCCGTACACCCCACCTCAGAACGGGCATTGCGACATCATGGTTCATGCCAACGAAGAACTCAATTGTGCTGCGTGCGGACGTACCATCAACGAGCACAACGCATATACGTCTGCGGCCATCCAGAACGATATTGGCATTGGCTATCTGATTTGCAAAAGCTGCTATGAGCACGAGCTCGAAATCAGAAAAGCTGTAAAATAAGGGTCCAGCCGCCTCCATAAGGAGGCGGCTTTTTTGCTTGTAAAAATATGTATAAACTGTTACCATTTAGCGCTTTCCGTTGTGAGAAATTGCGAATCGCGGTATAATGAAAGGGTAAAAAGTGAAAGGATTTTTGCCGTATGTACATTGATTTCACGAGCAAGCAGTACTCTTTCATCCTGCACGCTCTCACCATCATGATAACGTTTTATAGCAACGATTTTTCCTCTATCTGCAAAGAGGTTGGAGAGGCTTATGGAGCAAGCGAGGCAGACATTGCAAGTGCTTGTGCTACTCTGACGGCTATCAACGTAACGGCTCCTGTTAAAAGCTATTCCGACAAGTGCAGCGAAATACTGGAAGATATGCTGCATCATGCACGGGAACTGCCGGAAAAGGATGCTCCGTATAAATACAGTATCGGCTTAGATACTCCTTCCTGGAAAGTCGTTGCCAATGCGTTGGATACATACTCTCGCATTCTAATGGGTCAATTTGGTGTCATTTATGAAGCCCTCGATATTTCTGGTAACGATGAACAGCACTTTCAGGCGTATCATGATGCACGCTGGAACGGAACAGGCGTCATCGAAGCCCGTGACCTTCTAATTCCGCAGCTCAAAAGGATGGGAATTGGCTGGAACGGAAACTTCGGTATTTCCAACGCAGGGCTTGCCTACAACAGCAAGCTGGCATACGAGATTCTTAAAACCATTCGATATACGACAGAGAAACGAGATAGCTCCGTTCTGAAAGTGACAAACGAGCCGCTGCCGCATGTTGAGGGCTCTTTCCAAATCAAAGCACTGTGAACAAGATTGGAGGTTTTCCAGGGTGGGCGACCACATTATTTCTTTTCTCGACATCTGCGCCATGCGCGGTCAGCTGGTTTTGGCAAAAGCACCGTCCATCCCGGCTATCAATAACAAAACTGTGTATTGTACCGGCGCTCACAAACACGGAGAGGACCGTTGCATCGTTCTTGACGGTGAGAAGTACAGCCAGATTCTCTTTGTTGACGGAACAATAAAATTATGCTGGCAGTGAGGTGGCATTGTGGATAATATCATTGTGAACAGTGCTCTCTGGTATGCCGAGCAGAGCAGTCAATTTCTTGCGAATTCTGGGGCCAACAAGCTGTTGGATAAGGGCTATGACTATTATGTGAAAGAATTTATTCCACTTGGGCACCGCCTTATCCAAAACGGTCAGATTGCCGCCGATGCAATGGATGGGGAACTTGCCGCACAATTTTCGATGGCATACGTCGCAAACTATTGGCGTGCAGCAAAAACCGTGTACAATTTCGCTTCGGAATTTCTCAGAACATTGGCAGAGACTGAGGACGCACCGATTTATTCCGATATTATGATGCGGCTGCCATACAGAGATTTTGTCATGAATCTGCCCGCTGGCTCTCATCACGATGCGATGTTTGTTCACATTGAGTTTGATGCATCCCATGGTCCAAACGATGTGGATACACTCTTCCTGATTGTTCCTTTTAAGGCAAATCCAAACTTTGACAATATCGAACTTTGCCAGTGCATGCAGTGGTGTCTCAACGGCAAGAAGCTGATTGAGTCCTATCGGCGCAACAATGATGCTCGCGAGCAGGCATTTCAGAACGGAACTGATTCCGCCACTGTCAATGACGCCACGATTTCAAATGTACCAGGTGCCGTTCTCAGTGAAGAAGAGCTGGAAAAGCAGCGGGAATTCAACGCCGGCATTGAGCCGCATCTTCGTGTTGCGGTTTCTGCAGCTTATTACCTTGCATCCAAGAATGCTGAAATCAAAGAGGTAAAAATCCCGAAAGAGAAGCGGCCCATCCTTGTTTCCAAACCCGGTGCAACACCTAAGAAAGTTAATATCAAGACCTACAATGTAGGCTTTGTCATCGGAAAGAGCTTTGAAAAGCAGCTGGCTTCTGGCACGGAATATCAGAAGTCCACAGCAACCGGCACGGGCCGTACGGTCAGACCTCACGTCCGCCGCGCCCATTGGCATCATTATTGGGTCGGAGAAGGCCGAACTCGCTTAGAAGTTCGCTGGATTGAGCCAACTTTTGTGCTGCCGGAAGGGAAACGTGAGATAAAAATTGCAACAGTAAGACGCGTCATGGGCACTTAAAGGAGATTCATATGAAAGCAAACTACAAAGTAATCGCAAACAAGCAGAAAATTCTTGAAAAAGAAATTGAAAATTTCGAGCCAACATCAACAATGTCAGTGCTTCTGATGCGCTACAGCATCATACAAGGGCTACTCCAGGTTAAACTGAACGAAAAAGACGCGAATGGTAGCCCTAACATCAGCCCTTCCGATATGGCATACGATATGACTACATTTTTTAGCGATGCCGTCAATACTGCGGCCGATGATTTCACAGATGATGATGACGACCGCACAATAAAATTTGATGGCACCGTTGATGAATTCCGGCAAGAACTTGCCAATCGCGTCTTAATAACACTCAGTTTGGCGTTTGAACATGAATTCATAAATTTTACAGAGCAAACCGGGATTTCCCGCGCACAGTATGAAATTCTTGCGGCTGAATATATTGCTCATGCGGAAGACGATGGCAGTAAAGTATCCGAAATGTTCAAAGGCGACAGCTCTGAAAAGCACAAGTCTAAGGGTTGGAACAGTGCTTCAACCAAAAACAAACGAAGTTAAAAAGCCACTTGCACAAATGTGCGAACCGCCTAAAATAATAATTGCATAACAGATACCATCACTTACCTCCTAATTGAACATTAAATTAACAATCTGTCATGCACAAGTAAGCAGACTCTCTTTTGAGGGCCTGCTTCTTTTTTTGTATGTATTGATTAGAAACAAAAATATTTCAGAAAGGATGAATACTATGACCACAAATACCAAGAACAGCTTTACCAGGTTCGCAGCTGCCGCAAAAGATTGCTTCTATGTGAATTCTTTTCGCGCAGACTTAGTTCAGTGCGACAGGGCCTTGAAAATGGACGGCGAGATGCACGTCGAAGCGGAATGCTGGATGAACATTTTGGATGCCCTGGACGATAACGACATCAAGATGTATGTCGATAACGAATACCGTCCCGGACTTTTGAACCCGTTCCATAAATGGTGACGCTCCAAAAACAAGTCAATAACCCACGACTAAAGTCGTGGGCTTGCGTCAGTAAGAAATCCCACCAAAAATAAAAAATACCCGAAGTGTGAAAGGAGCATAACAATGCTTAATTCAAATATCAATAAAACCCTTGAAATCAACTCGAATAAAGCCGTTCTTCTCAGCATCAAGAAGCAATGGCTTGAAAAAATTCTGAGCGGAGAAAAGACTGTTGAGGTCCGAAAAACTATGCCGTGGGAAATTAGCTATCCTTTTGTAGTATTTTGCTACGAAACCAAAGCTAACGGTGGTGCTGGAAAAGTGACTGCCGCATTTGTTTGCCGTGCCATCAATACACTCGATTGCCTGCGTGAGCTTCCGGCATATGCTATTGGCACGGAAGTGACCGAAAAGACCGCTCAATTCGTGAAGGACAGCTGCCTTACCGCAAATGAGCTGATTGCATACGGCAATAAGTCCGGCACTCTTTATTGCTGGAACGTTTCTGATGTCCAATCTATGGATATGTCGCTGCGAGAGCTCGGCGTTAAGCGAGCACCACAGTCCTGGATGTATCTGCGGATTCCTGATAACAAGACGTTCTGAACGATGTCTGTTTGGGCTGGCTACGTGTACAAGCCAAACAAAATATCAACTACACGATAAAAACACACTCGAATGAATGATTCATCGTGCGAACAACGCAGACTCTCGATTCTTGAGGGCCTGCTATTTTTTTATTTCAGGAGGAAACATCAATGATTCTTTATCATATCATGGCAGACACCGGATGCCTGCCGGACGATGTTGTTCCGCAGATACCAACGAATCGGATGAAAGGGGAGGACCAGGAAATCCCAAGAATTTGTCTTGGGCATACCCTTGACGACTGCCTGACCAGCATCGGCATTGCGCATTTTGTCTCAAAATTCCTGCTCGCTGAGCTGCGTCAGAACAAAAAATACTCCAAGGACATGCCGTTACCGTTCATTGTCCGAATGTACAACATCAAGGACGAAGACCCGAATCTCTTAACTGAGGAAGAAACACAGAAATATGTGGCGGATTCTGTCGTGACCAGTGAATGCTGGCTCACAAGATACGCGAAGCCTGTCAAAGTCCAAAAGCTCTGGCTTGTGGGTGGTGAAGTTGTTCTTTGGCCCTATATCGTTGACGGCGTCGTGTACGATTACCCAATCGTCCGTAACTCAATTTGGGCAGACAGCAAAACCTTGCCGGACCCGGAATTTCAGAATCAAATCATGGATATCACTCAGAAATGGCTTAACGAAGCCTGAAAAAGAAGCACATCAAAAGCTCTTGCACATCCTTGCGAATTCCATAGTATTAAAGTTGTACGACAGATAACATCTACTTTGCACACCGCGTGCTCGTACAATTCATAATTCTGTTCTCGTTCAAGGCAGACTCATCTTCATGATGGGCCTGCCTTTTTTTGTTTACAGAAAAAGGAGGAATTCAAAACAAACCACAAATCTCAAATCACAATCTTCCGCTACAAGGAAAAGACACAAAAAAGGAGTCACAAAATGAAAGTCGAAAAGAATAATAACAGCATTTTTCGGAACAAGCATGTCCTGGTTGTCGTCGCGGTAATGTGTATTTTTACCATCATCGCCTGCATGGGTTTTATGCTTTCTGTTCCTGCACACGCAGAGGAAAACATAGCTCCCAAAACCGAACCTATCGCTTTTTCCACTCCCATTGAAACGGTGAATGAGCTCGATAAAGCGTTCCCGATAACGGAAACTTCCGAAGAAGCACAGGAGGAAATTACAACTGCTGAGGTCGAATCTTCCGATGCTGCAGAACCGGAACCACGGATTGAGACCGCAGAAGCAGCCATCGAAGAAGCTGAACCGAAACCCGAAACAATTCCAGATAATCTCAACGACAATGAGCTTGAAATCTACACAGCTCTGCGGTCCGCTGGCCTTTCAAAGGCCGGTACTGCCGCAGTGATGGGCTGCATGTCGATGGAAAGCGGTCTTAAAGCCTCGGCCGAAAACCCTTCGGATGGCGGCTATGGACTCCTGCAATGGACTTATAGCCGAAAGACAGACCTTTTCAACTGGTGTTATGGCAATGGCTATGACCCCAACACCGTTACGGGACAGGTGATGTTCTTCGTGTATGAGCTCAATAGCACATACAGCAAAGCCGCCAAATACTCATATCCGGTGTACGAAACTCTCACTACAAGCGACAGCCTGGAAGATTGCCTTTCGATGTTCTTCTCCCATATGGAAGCAGGAACCAACGTGATAATCTCATCCCGCAAAGTCTATGCAGGAGGGCTGACCACGTTAGACCTGTACCGCAAACGCTTAACTGCCGCTTACAAATACTTCATTTGAATTAGGAGGAAATCACAATGAAAGCAACCGTTTATCTGTCCCGAAAACTCTTGAACCAGTTAAAGGTAAAAGAAACCGAAAGCAAAGACCTTATGCTAACCCATAACCTACACAACATCATCATCAACGGTAAGCGTGTTGGCTGCTCAGGCCACATTCAGAACGTTCTCAACAATAAGTGCGTTTACGTCAGCACCGAAAAGAGTTGCTATCAGCCCTTGTCTGACAAGAACCTGGTTCGCTATGCCGCCAGTATGAAAGATTACTCCTCTGTATCGCTCGGTGCAAAAGGACGTAATCAGTTCGTGACCAATGATGAGTTGGTTGGAAAAATCATTGATATGCTCCGATAAGGGCATAAACAGAAAGAGAAAAAGCTCATGAAAACCGGCATCAAGAGTCAGATAGTAATAGTATCTGCTGTGGCAGCTGTTCTGCTCATTGTTATGAGTGGCTGTGCAATTGCGGAGAGCATTACCTTTGAGAAGGTTGCTGCTCTCGCTGCAAGCGCACTTGCCTTGAACAAATGCTGCGGCATCCTGTTAAACTAAGGAGAAAAAATCATGAAGAATAAATACAAAGTTGTTGCCTTGGTTCCTTTGGAGTTCTCTGTTGAGGGAAGCTCCGATTCCAAAGAGGCAATCGAATCCGTCAAAAACATTTTCGAAGCGTGTCGGGATGATAAAGACTACGCGGACATCGTTTTTGATGGTATCGAAGAGTCACTTCGTCACAACAGTATCGAGTACAAAGTTGAAGCCGTCCAGCATGAACCTGAGGTGAAGGTGAATTCCGATATCCGTTCTGTTGCCTTCGATATCTGCGACGTCTTCGAGAACTATCTCGACGAAAACGGTATTTGCATCGTTTGCGATGATGCAGATGAGGAGCGGGAACGGAAAGACAATGAAAGCGGCGCGATGCTGTACGGCATGGAATATTGGCATCTCGTTGAGGATGTCGAGTTCTGGCTGAGTCACATGAGTGCGCAGGGAAAGCCGGTCATTACTTCTAAAATTTTGAAGGCGTTCGACGAACTTCTCGTATCCAAAAACCTCGGTAACTCCGTGCCAAGCGGCGATAATCGCTATCAACTGCACTCAAAGATTCTGAGTTGCTTGCGTTCTCGTGAGGAGGGGTTGGAATGAGCACGAAAGGCTGGAACAGTCTGAAACCTATTACGACCCCTGACCAGATGTCCGCGCCGATTCATTGGAACCCAATGAACGAGGATTGGAAAATGCGGCTTACCAAAAGCCAGATTTACAACACCTCTTCTGGTTTCGATACTCAAACGCTCGATGCTATGAAGAAGCTGCATGACAAAATCCTCACATTTGGCGGGGATGAAGTCTGCATGACGGAATTTGACGAAGACGCCCCAAAAATCCTCAAACGCGGCCGGTTTTTTTATGGCAGCAGCTATATGAGGAAAGGCCAGGATTGCCAGTGCCATTACAATTCTGCACGGCTTTGGTATAAAAACAAAGACCGGTGCTTTATTGCAACGGGCTATGCTCTTTCCGAAGACGGGCTCTGGCGCTGTCATTCCTGGGTCGTTCAGCCAATGGCACGCACCGTTCGCGTGTGGGAAACCACCGTCAAGCGTGTTGCCTATTTCGGCGTGGTTTTGACCAGCGAGGAATGCGAAGACTTTGTCGAGAACAACACATAACAATTGGGGAGGTTACCCAACATGGGTGAACAACTACATTTCAGTATGGATGGTGAGTTCCTCACCGCCATTGCACGTGACTGGTTCTGGAATATGGACAAGCCGTATAAAAAGTGTGAGGAGCTGCTGCTCTCCTGCATGATGGGTGGCAACGAGGAAGAAAAAAGGCATGTTTGCCAGGACATTATCGAAGGCCGGAAAAAACTTGTTGGTGTCAATGAGTTTGAACTTGTCGATGACAATGTTCATGTTCGTTCCCTCGGGCAGAAGGTTGAGGAGCTTCAACACAAGATGCTGGTCAATCAAATTCGTGAGGATATGATTGCACATCCGCTCAATTATGTTGACCGCTTTGCTATGACTGATAGCTATGAAACGCTCTGCACCAATGCAAAACATCATTATATCGATTGCAGCTATGACGGTATCAAGTGCTTCCTCTATGGGAAAACGGGTTATTCTGATGCATTCAACAACGGTGCATGGCTTTTTACCCACCCAGACCTTGTTGCAGAATTCAATGGAGAACCGCTTCCTGAGCAGGAATCCAACCCGGAATTCTACAAAACCGATTTTTGGACCAAGCTTGCCTCTTGGATTGAAGCAAACATGAAAGGCACATCCGTTGAACGCCGTCAGCGACTGTACAACAGCTATATCAGTGATAGACCCATTCAGCATCAGCTGACCGAATATGGTCTGATTGCTCCCGATGGCACCTGGTATGCCTGCGAGTTTGGCGAGCACGCTGCCCTGGCTGGCCGCATCATCATGCGCAATCGAGAAACGTTTGGTCTTTCTGACCATGAAGTTCTCAATATGGCGTATGACTGGAGCGGCAAGGGCCTCGATTTCCTATATAAACGCGGTTGGATTGCCATTCGTAATCCTTCGATGGGAAATCCGTTCCTCGATATGGATGAGACCAAAACCGCAACAAAAGCTCAAGTAAATACCATTTTTGACTATATTTCTAAATTCAACCGCTATGACATGAATGTTTCCAAGGTCATGGCTGACTAAAAAAGGAGATTTTTATTATGACTTCCAATATGACTATGACCGCTATTTCCATCTGTAATTTTCTGAAACTCATCGTGAAAAGCACGGTTGAGCATTACACCGAGGATTTCAAGCTGGACATAAAGATTTTTAAGCGCTATGCAAAAGAAGCGCAGGAAACTGGAAAGCCCGTATCGATGCTCTGGTTCTGCCGCTCTTGTGGAACGTATCTCTGCCCTGAGGAAGATGCATACAAGAAAGATACTCCCATGTTCATCACGTTCAAATACTATGATGAGCAGGAAGAGGAAGAAGCCCGGACCATTAAGGCTTTTCTGGTCACTGTGACAGGGATGGAAGGACAAAAGCCAGTTGGCTATATCACTCCCATCAACTATGCGGATGAATGTGACCGCATTCGCCGTTACGCAGTACCTGCCGAAAAGGTCGAGCTTGTCTATGATAAAGGTTCCCTTGTCCAGAACAATGGCAACTATACGATTCTGAAGCATCCCAAGCTTGGTACACTTCAGAAAACGAAATTCTTGGCCGATGACCCTGACGCGCTTGATTATGCGCTGCATATGGCTCGCAATGAGAGAAAGGCAGGGTGACAGCCATGAATGAGTACGAAGCAACAATACAAATCAACCCAACCGACGATATCAAGTTCATACTTGAGGAGTCCGGCTGCTATGAGTCTGAAATTGAAATGATGAAGGCCGGTGGCACCTATGATGCGTTTGTCAAGCGTGTCTATGATGCCATCGACTGGTCTCATCTGTCTGAGCGTATTGCTCAGATGGAAAACGAAGCCATCACGGCAGCTATCGACAAATTGTCTGATAGCATGATTTGATTGTTAGGAGGTAAATACTATGTACATTCTCATTAAAAACCAGGAAGGCGAAAGCATGAACTTGCTTTCCCAGAATACCGATTTCAACGCTCTACTGGCAGCCATGAAAACTGACGTTGAGGCAGAGTACGAAAAGGCAACAGGTTATGCGATTGACCTTGACGAGGATTCCGGCAGCGATTATGAAGTCGGTATCAACGTTGAGGACAGTGCAGCAGACGGTTTCTGCCTTGCGTCCGGGTATATGTACGGCGCAGACAGCAACTTTGACTGGGGCATTTTCAAAGTAAAGTCTCAGAAAAACAATGTTGCAGCGAAACCCTACATTGGCTTGGATATGAACAAGTTCTTTCGGCAGAAAATGCTGCTGATTGACCTCTCGGCAAAAGTAAAGGACCTCGGCTATGACCATCTGGCCGATGAGCTTTGGGGCGCAGTCGGTGTCTTCGACGCTGTACAGGATTCAGCTGAAGGAGACGGTGTTTTCACTGCTCCGGAAGCGGATGAAGAAACCGGTCTGTTCCTTGACGATTTTTATAACGACGTTCTGGAAAAGATTCTGAACGCCGACAAGAAAAAGGAGGAAAAGTAAGCCATGAAACTCTACATCCAAGGCGAACACGGTAAGCTCCTGACTTTTACAAAATGAAGGCTGGGAAAGCCCACGGTTTCAACCGTGGGGTGAAAGGCCAACACTAAAGAAACATTCTGAGGGTAACAATCAGAATTGACACATTCATGTTGTAATGATTCATATGTGCTTAACGCATTTGTATCGCTATAAAAGTTAGCCAGAAGCTCTACGACTTTAGTCGTGGGGTGAAAGGTGTCTAAGTAAAAAAATAGTTGCTGTCTATCTTCGGATAGGCAGCTTTTGTTTGCCTGTGCTTGCGAATTGCCTATCATGAATAGTAGAGCTCAAATGAAAGGAGGACGCTATTTATGCGCATGGTTGTTAAAACTTACAAGTACAAGCTGTACAACAGTGCAAAACGCACGAGTATCGTGCTTTGATTATTCCGGCACCTGTTATTCATCTTTATGGTGAGCAGGGCCAGGATGAATCGGATTGGTTTGCGTCAACAACCCCGCCTTAACCAGTCCGCTGGTTATAGATGGGGCTTGCAGGGCAACCCGTAAGCCCGGTTGGTTAGCCTAAGTCTGCTACTCCGGCGGCAGGAAACTACGTTGTGTACTAATAATATAGGCACCTTACTCATGCTCCACAAGTGGTAAGCACTGCGGACGGCTCGTTAAACATCTCTAAGGGTAGGAGAAGTGCGAACGTCATGTCGAAAGGCTAAAACGGTATAACAACATTGGCGATGTGGACCACAGGGCGCAAGCCCTGACTTATCGATTTACAACTATTATACGAAAGGAGTACCTTGCATGAGCACTTGCGCTTGTGTTCTCAGTAAGAATGGCGAACGCCTGATGCCGACTATCCGTCTTGGCAAGGTATGCCATCTTCTGAAAGACGGAAAAGCAAAAATCATTAAGCATCATCCATTTACTATTCAGTTACTGTATGACAGCGAAACGAATATTCAACCCATTGAAATCTGTGAGGACGTCGGTTACAACTACATCGGCATCAGTGTGAAAAGCCAATCTCACGAGTATGTATCTGCACAGTATGATACATTGCAAGACGAGAAAAGCTGTCACGATGCTTGCCGTAGAATGCGCCGAACTCGCAGAAACAGGCTACGTTACCGCCAAAAGCGCTTTGACAACCGCAAACGTGACAAAGGCTGGCTTGCACCCTCTCTTAAACATAAGAAAGAACTCAACGTCAATGTCATTAAAATGTATTGCGAAGTTGTGCCTATTACGCATGCAACCGTTGAAGTTGGTTCTTTCGACACAATGCTTGTAAAAGCAATCGAGGAAGGTAAAGCTACACCAGAAGGCGCAGATTATCAAAAAGGCCCTCGCTACAATTTAGCAACCTTGCGGGAAGCAGTATTCTACCGTGATAACTACACCTGCCAAGTTTGTGGGCGCGAAGCCAGTGAAGGTGCAATTTTGCACGTGCATCACATGTTTTATTGGAAAGGTCGCCATGACAATAGTCTCAGCGAGCTTATAACAGTATGCGAGAAGTGCCATACACCAGCTAACCATCAAAAAGGCGGCAAGCTCTATGGATTCGGTGAAGATATAAAGTTTGCCAACCTTTCTGGTGCAGCATTTATGAACACTGTACGCTGGCAAATCGTTAATGAACTTTACGCTGCTTTTGGAAAGCCGTTCGTCACATTCACTTATGGCGCGATGACCAAGGAAAAGCGAATTGCCCTTCATCTTGAAAAGAGTCATAACAACGATGCGTATGCAATGGGCGAGTTTCATCCAAACTGCCGCTGTACGTTTGAACATTATGAAAAGGTAAGGCGTAATAATCGCATCCTTGAAAAGTTTTATGATTCTCGCTACATTGACATTCGTACAGGAGAAATAGCTACTGGAAAAGAGCTCTTCAACGGTAGAATCAACCGCAGCCATAAAAAGGATTCTGAAAATTTGCACAAATACCGTGGAAAAAGGATTCGTAAAGGCTATCGTGCGCTACGTCGCAAGAAAGTGGCCCTCAATCCCGGTGATTTGGTTTCTCTCAACGGGGAAATTCTTACTGTCCATGGCACTCATACCAAAAAGAATGGTTCTGTAAACGTAGAATTCAAAACGCCATCAAAAAGCGGTAAAAAATCCACAAGCCTTAAAAAGCTGAAAATTATTAAAACGATAAGCCCCATGCGCTCTGCGTGGGATAAAGTATCTTAAAAACTCAAGAAAGGAGACATAGGGTATTTGCATTTACTGAGTGTACCTCAAATATACTCTTAGTCAGCGCATTCCTCGCCGCCTAAGTCGCAAGCGACTATAGACGGTGTACCCTGCGCACAAAATTTATGGATTTTGGCAATGCGTTTGCGACCACAGACGTTTTTGTGAATCCGCGCAAGGGAATTCCTTTCGTGCAGTGTTCCACTGAGAATCAACTTTCTGATTTCAGGAGAGCTGATTCCCATGAATAATATCTGACTCGTATCTTTGCGGTCGTTCCTTTTGGAGCGGCCGCTTTTTTTGTTTTCAGTTTCCTTGCGCAAATGTGCGACTCTCATAAAATGAAAATTAGGGAGGTGCTGTTTTGAAAATTCAGAGAATCATGCCTGCAACTACTCATTCCATGAAAGACGCGTTACCGCTTGGGACTATCCTGACGGTGAAAAATGTTGCAGACCAGAAATATATTGTGGTCGGCTATGACACAAGTTCTTTTCCGCACAACTACTATGCGGTTCCCTGGCCGCAAGGGTATATGGGTGAAGAAAATATGTACCTGGTAAGATTTGATGATATTGCGAAAGTTCTGTGTCGCGGCGGAATCAATGAGGAATCCAGAGTTTTCTTGCAGGCACTGGATGATGTGTTGAACGGGAGGTGACACGGTGACGGTAAAAGAGCTGAAGCATATGCTTGAGAACGCGGACGACGATGCTGTCGTCGTTGTGCGAAATAACTGGGCTCCGGCGGAATTCCTGAATACCTCTGCTCGGAAGATGGTGCTTGTGAAAGCAAATGGCAAGCTCATGACGCCGAAATGGGCCGAGGCGAGCGGGTATATCTGCGAAGGCCCTGCTATGTCGGCAATTTTATTCGATTGAGGTGAAAAAAATCATGCCCGATAAAAAAGTGGCCACGCAGGCATCTGATGGACCCTGGGAACGCGAAACCATCATCACATTCAATGATGCGGAGAAGAAAGCATCCTACTACACCTGCAACAAAGCTCGTATGGAACAGCTAAAAGAGCTTGCCAAAGAGTACCCTGATGCTGTTAAAATCACGCGGGATGAGGACTGGTGTATGGAGGCAGATATGCCCAAGAAATGGGTCAAAATCAAGCCGCCTCGCAAGTTGACTGAAGAGCAATATGCGGAACTGGTCAGACGCGGCAAAGAACTTGCAGAACGGCAGCGGCAGCTAAAAAACGAAACGAAGGAATAAACCGGCTTCATATGCCGGAAGAGGAGAATATAAA